CTTGAAACAGTCCTAGAGATGGAAGCTGGAGTCGATTGTCGACTTGGCCAGCTGATCTTTCTCTGGTCTACAGTGCAATATCAGGAGTGGCGACGCAATGGTTGCCCGCCACCTGAGATTGATACTGTACCCATAGGTGAACCAGGGGTCAAGTCCCGCGTGGCGACTAAGTCGCACGCATGGGTTACTATCTTCTTGTCTCCTATGGGTCACTTTTGCAAAGATCTGTTACAAGTGCATCCTGGTGCGCGCACCAGTATGCAAGGAACAGACCATCTATGGGCCTTGGAAAGGTCCTTCGGACGACATTGCAAAGGTGAACACTGGAGTGATCTAGCAGTAGCCGCGCAGCGGTCTGCTGGTCATACAGCGTATCCAGATGGTGGTTTGCTTTACTGTCAGAGTTCCTCTGACTTAGAAGCAGCTACTGACCATCTGTCACACGACGCGGGCAAGGCTGCCATGACCGGATTCTTCCGGGGCTGTGGCATCCACGAGGATTCTCGTCTCTACTCTGGTTATCTACTACCAGCGTTAGAGTTGCTTGGTTCTCCAAGAGAACTAAAATTTCCTTCCTGTCTTGGCGGTGAGTCACCCCAGACCAGGTCGGAAAAACGGGTCGCAAATAAATACCGGGCTCTGCGTCACGCCTGGATTACAAAATCTAGAGAACGTGAGACCAATGGGGTCCTTCTTACCAAGAAGGGGTTCCTCATGGGGGAGCCAGGTACGAAAATGGTCCTAACAGTCATGTCGCTTGCAGCAGACAAAGCTGCCAAGTCAACATCCCCTGATAGGATCAGATATAAACTTTTTAACAACGTTTCGTGTAAACTTTTCGGGAACGCAGCTTTGCTGAGTTCTCTCGAAGAGATCGAGACAGAACGCTTGTATAAGTCTGTCCAAGAATTGGAAGCCATAGGTACAGCGGTTGTTACAAAGTACATGAAAATCGATAGAACGGATTGTAATATGGAGTGTGAAACACTCGATATGACGCTTCGTAAGGACTATTCCGTTGAACCAACGGGGTTCCTGTCTTATCGATTTCGACGACGATCCAACAGGTCAACGCTTTATGCCTGTGCTGGTGATGACCATACAGGCTTAGGTGAATATTATTATCTTGAGAGGACAAGCCTCTATTTAGCTTTCTGGTCGGCAGTTGTGTCAACCGAGAAATACAAGATAACTTCTCTTGGATCGTATTTCCACTACTGTCAGGACTTTGCTTTCGTGTTTTCTCCGAAATCACGAAGATATGATGTTCGATCTACAGGTGCGCTGCACAAGATCGACAATATCCTTCTCAGGTTATTAACCGATAAGAGAAAAGTCGCTCCCAGTACGTTTGAAGAGACAAACCCCTTCCCGGGCAAAGCCAAGGCTCTCACTGAGAGACTATCTTGGATAGGCCGTGAAGGCAAGCCGGACAATTTTTCCATGCAAGGTACTTACATGAATTATTGTACGCAAGTGTTTGCACTCTTTTACCAAGGAATGGGGAG